GCACTATTTGTTTGTGTTCACCAATGAAATGAATACTACTAGCACACCACAGCTGTTTACAACTCCTGATACAAGTGCTTACACTGAAAGATATAACCTATTTACTCTTAATGAGCCAGCGGATATCACATTAATTAAAGGACAGTACACTTATGAGGTCTATGAGAGTTCAACTCCATTCGTTCTGCCTCTAACCATAGCACAAACTACAGGTATTGTGATTGAGGAGGGTAGAATGGTTGTAAGTGGTCCTGCAGGTACATCAATATACGACTAACTATGGCATGGTACGAGAAACTATTTAACACAAAACCAAAAGGCCCTGAAGTAATTGAGGGCTATCAATCATTTAGCACACCATTCTTACCGGTAGGAAGAGGTAACTTGACCTTGCCTTATGTCAATGGAAGATATGTGCAGGAGTCATGGGTAAGATTCGGACAAGACAACTTGTATCCTGAGCTTCTCAACCAAATGTACTACAGCTCGCCACTACATGGTGCCATTGTTGACTTTAAGACCAACGCTGTAATTGGTGGAGGGTTTAACCTTGCAACCGATAAGCTAACACCACAAGAGAAGCTAGAGATGTTCAGCTTTGAAAAAAAGATTAACCTTAAGCATACTGTTAAAGCTGTCACAAAGCAATTGGTATTGCACAATCGTGTGTACTTTAAGCTGTACTTTGGCGAAAAAAGAAAGTTAGTTAAGATTGAAAATGTATCCCCTGAGAAAGTAAGAATTTCAGCAGACAGAAGGTGGTACTATATCTCTGATGATTGGAGTACCAGGATAGAAACTCAGCAAGTAAGACCTTATCACATTACTTGTACAGATGAATGCCAGCTTTACTCATACGAGGTCAAGTCAGTAGGGCAAGATTACTATCCACTACCTACCTACACAAGTGCTTTGAACTTTGCTTTTCTTAGTGGTGAGCTATCTTACTTCGCTAAGAGCAACATCCAAAACAGTGTGTTCCCTTCATTCGCTATGATGTTTCCTAAGAGACCACAGTCTGAGGAGGAGAAGCATATGATTAAGGAAACTATTGACCGTCTTAAGGGTGCAGCCAACGCAGGCAAAGCTGTTGCATTCTTTGCTAACTCTGCCGACCAACTTCCAAAGATTGAAAGCCTACCTACAAATGGTAATGACAAGATGTTCCATGAGGCAAGCGCATTGAATACTGAGCAGATTTGTTTTTCACATACAATAGACCCTATCCTTATGGGTATTCGTACGACAGGAAGCCTAGGAGGTGGTGCAGATATTAAGCAAGCCTATGTCATCTTTGAGAAAAACGTAGTGATGGAGCTACGTCAACAAGTAGTGACTATCTTTAATGAGATACTAACCATTGCTCGCATCCCTGCAGAGTTTACTATCAATAACTTCCAAATCATTAATGAGACCATCATTGAAGTAGATGAAGAGACTAGCAAAATAAAAGATGCATTAAATAGTCTTAGTGATGCACTACTTAGCAAAGTATTAGATACAATGACCACAAACGAGATAAGGGCCTTAGCTTCTTTACCTCCTATTGATAACCCTACTAACACAGCTCAGTAATGCTATACTTTATCACTGAGGCATACCTCAAAACAAACACACCCATTACAGCCAATGTGGATGTTAATGACGTAACTCCATACATTGCAACACAAGCGGCATTAAGAATACAGCCAATCTTAGGTACTACGTTCTACAATTACATGCTCACTCAGTACAATGCTCAGCTATTAACACCTGATGAGATTGACCTGGTAGAGTTTATTCAGCCTGTCATTGCATGGAGAAGTGCAGAGGATGCAGTATTTGGATTGACCTACCAATTAAAAAACAAAGGTTTGCAGACTCAGAATGGAGACTACTCAGCAAGCGTATCACGCTCAGAAGTGGCCTTTGGTATGGAGCACTATGCACAAAAAGCTAGTTTCTTTGAGCAACGTCTCATTCGATGGCTACTTGCTAACCGTAATTTATTCCCTATCTTCATCAGTGCTACCAATACTGACACCGATTTAAGACCAATGTTTAACCACTGCTCTTGTATCTCTCAATTTCAAACCACTTGCACAGGGCTTTGTGGTAACTTCCTTGAGAATGGGTACAATAACAGCATCCTAATCTTGTAATGAAGGCACAGCTCAATATCTTACTAGCAAGTATGCAGTCTAATTGGATAAAGTTAGTGGCTACTGTATGCACTTTCCTGATGCCAATCTCAGGTCTGCTTTTTTTGGTAGGTTTTGTGATTGTGTTAGATACTATAACAGGTGTTTGGAAGTCAATAAAAAACAAAGTCAAGTTAACTAGCAGAGGACTCAGCGCAATCATTAGCAAGATGTTGCTATATGAGATAACTGTTATTCTATTCTACATGATTGACCACTTCATTCTTAACAATATCATCCTTCAATTTTTCTCAGTGCCATTGCTTCTCACTAAAGTACTTGCATTGATACTTGTATCCATTGAAGTCATGAGCATTAACGAAAACTACAAAGCAGTTAAAGGACTTGACCTATGGCAAGCAATGAAAAATTTATTTTCAAGAGCTAAAGACATTAAAAAAGAGGTGGATGAAATTAGACATAAGCGAGATAACGCAGGTTAGGTTGGATAGTGACCAATACTTTGCAGAAGAAAATCCAAAATCACAAATTTATTTACACCACACAGCAGGCTCAGGAGATGCTAAAGGGGTCTCACGTTATTGGAACACCAATGATACGAGAATAGCTACTGCATTTATCATCGGTGCCAGTGGTGAAATAGTGCAATGCTTCTCATCCAAACATTGGGCGTGGCATCTAGGCATTGATTCAGCAGATTTCGCTGTTAAAAAACTACCTTACCGCAATCTTAACAAGTTATCTGTAGGCATAGAGATATGTAATTGGGGTCCATTAAAACAAAAAAATGGTGCTTACTATACCTATGTAAATTCTCAGGTAAAGAAAGAGATGGTAACCATACTCGACAAACCATTCAAAGGGCATACAGCGTGGTACAGGTACACTGATGAACAAATTGAAAGCACTCGCCAACTACTTGTATACTTATGCGAAACATACAACATACCTAAGGCTTACCGGTCAGAGATATTCAACATTGATGTTAAAGCCTTTGAAGGCACACCTGGTATCTACACTCATAACTCAGTAAGAAAGGACAAATCAGATATTTATCCATGCCCTCGCATGATCACAATGTTACAAAACCTATGAAATACCTTCTACCACTTCTGCTAGTATTGCTCGCCTGCTCACCTGCCAAACGCGCTCAGTACCATTACAACAAAGCTCTAAAGAATGGGCTTAAAGTTATTCAGGATAGTGACACCATTCGCATTACATCTATTGACAGCATCCCCGTGATACGATTTGATTCGATTGTATACGAAAAATTCTTTACTACTAAGGACACTGTAATTAAATTCAACAACATCTATGTGCCAAAGACTAGGTTTCAAACAAGGATTGAATATAAAGAAAGGGTCAAAACTATTAAGCTACAAGGGCAAACTAAGTGGAAAACTGCCAAGGCTACGCAGGTGGTAAAATATAAAATTAATTGGTGGATAGTGTTAATATCATTTATTCTTGGTACATTAGTGCGCTTCTTAGTGCAGAAAGGTATCATTGATAGAATAGTATTAGCATACAAAAGCCTATGAGAAAGAGACTTTTTTACGACATTGAGACCTCCTTTAATGTAGGTATCTTTTGGCGTTCAGGTTACAACCTAACCATCCACCCAGGTGACATCATTCACGAGAGAGCAATCATCTGCATCTGCTACAAATGGGAAGGAGAAGATGAAATCCACAGCCTTACATGGAGCAAAAGTCAGAGTGATAAGAAAATGATTGAGCAATTCATCAAAGTACTACACCAAGCCGATGAGATTGTTGCTCATAATGGGGATAGATTCGACCTTAAATGGATACGCACAAGGGCAATAATTCATGGTATTGATGTTATGCCATCACCCAAGACCATTGACACCCTTAAATGGGCTAAAAGGTACTTCAATTTTAATTCAAACAAGCTAGACTATATTGCCAAGTTCTTAAACGTAGGTGCCAAGATGGAAACAGGAGGTATGGACTTGTGGAAAGACATAGTATTTAGAAAAGACCAGGTAGCATTGGATAAGATGGTGGCATATTGTAAGATGGATGTTGAGGTATTGGAGGCAGTCTTTAAGAAACTAACTTCCTACACCACACCTCAGCACAACTATGCAGTACAGCATAGTGGAGATAAATTCGAGTGCCCAGAATGCTCAGGTACCAACCAAAAGTACAATAAGAAAGTAGTAACCGCATCGGGTACTGTCCACCATTGGCTAAAATGTCGTGACTGTGGCAAGCACAATAAAGTAAACAATCTTGTTTACACCAAATATCAAGAGTTTATCTACCGCAGGAAGTTTCTTAACAGGTAATACCCTTATTTTTGCGGTGATTATCCCCTTAAAATTAAGTAAAATTCTCCGAGATTAAGCGTTATTCCCTGATTTATATATCTTTTTTGTGATATTTTTCACACTTTCCTTATTTAGAATCATTCTAAATTTTTTTTGTTGATACTATAATGTGTGATAATCGGATTTATGCCGTTTATTATGGCTCATTTTGTCAACTCTCAATGTTAAATTATTGTTAAGAATGTTCATAATGTTTTGCAGTAATGCAAATGTCTATATCTTTGCTACATGTTTAACCAATTAACACAAAACAAAATGGAAAGAGATGAAATGATTAAAACAATCCTGCAGTTTGAAAAAGAACTATGGGAAGAGCAACAGCAGATGGCAGAGTACTTCGGTGCAGATAATGCAGGTACGAAAAATGCCATTGCAAAATGGGTATCAATCAGCCAATTAATGGACAAACTTAAAATCGAACAACAATGAAAAGAGAATTATTTAACACAGTGGCAGGCCTTGCACTTATAGTAGGCACAATGGTAGCAATGTACAACGTATTAATCTTTATGCTATGCAACTAGTAGAAGTAATGAATGGCACCGTAACCTTTGAAACGGATACAGCAACAGGAACTTGTGAGTTTGTGATCACAGACCTGCATGATGAATGGGATGTGAAGATATCAAAGATACAAGCCATTGATGATAACACCGACTTGGACTACATCCTTACAGATGAGGAGGAGTCATTGCTACACAATGAGATATATGACTATGTATGTGATAATCTTATTGAGGATTTGTTAGATGCTGATTACTACACAGATGAGGATGATTGGAAATATAACGACTACCCATGATACTACTAATAGAACAGATAGAATGGTGGCAGAGAAACGGTCACTTCAATTTTGAACTTTATATGAACATATTAAAAGCAAAACAATGTACACACTCTCCTACTTTTATGGTGCCACTCTCAAAGAGCAGTACCACTTCAACAGCAAAGCACTCTGCCATTGGAAGAAAAAACAGCTCATCGCAGCAGGCACCCATTTGTGCGGAACATTCACAATTCAGAAATCATGAATCAGCATAAAATATACAGGGTGCTAAGACTACTGCAGATGCTACAAGAAAAGCCCAGGACAGTGCAATCAATAGCAAGGTACTTAGAGACAAGTGAACGCACAGTCTACCGATACTTGAAGCTATTTGCAAAGCTAGATTACAAAGTGCAAAAAGATATATATTACAAATACTTTATTCAAAAATTATGACACTAGAACAGAAATGCCTTGAGATTATCTATGAAGATAACCTGCATAAACCAAATAGAAAGAGCCATATAATTCATAAGAAAGCATACCTCATTCATAAGCTCAGAAAATATGAGCTCAAATGGATAACAATAGCTAATATGTTTGACATGACACATGGAAGCATCATCCATCTGTACAACAATGCTGAGTGGTGGGAACAATCTAAAGACTATCTATACCTGTATGATACACATTTGTATAGGGAAATCATTGAGAACATCCCAAAGGCATCCATTGAGCGTAACCTGGAGAAAGATATCTTTGAGTGCCGGTCTATGTATCAATTAGACAGGATAAAAGAAAGAATGGTTAAGAAATTTTATGAAGCAAAGTTTTGAACAACCATTGAATAACAATGATTTCTCCTTTATATTTGCCATGTGTTAATTGGGTTTATGTAAGAATTGGAGGTCTCGACCTCCTTTTTTTATGGCAAAAAGACGACGATACGCTATTCCCTTATATACCCCCCCCTATCTTTTTATATATTTTTCTATGGTACCCTAGTTTTTTTAGCGTCACAGCGTCACGTAAACCCTGAAACCTTTATCAGTGTTGATTTGTAGACATGACGATAACTTTTTTTTAGTGTCATGTATTGTATTTAATGTCCTTTAATCTATATTTGCAGAATGTATAACCCAACAGTATCCGTTTTTAAGAGTTTGTATAACTCGAAAGAAACACCCTTTAAACTTTCAGCTCAGGATGTATTTAACCGTATAAAAAATGGTTACCCTGATCTAATTAACAAAATTAACCTAGTCCGTTCCGGTAAGAATCCTGATGTCAAGAGTAAATTAATGGCTATCATGTTTAATGGTGTCTTTAATGAGCGCAAAGATGACGGACTTATAGAACATTCAGGACTATGCGTACTGGACTTCGATAAGTATCCTGATGAGGAAACTATGAAAGCCGAACGTGAAAGGCTCAAAGCAGTGCCTTATGTTTATATGCTGTTTACTTCACCATCAGGAAATGGGTTAAAAGTTGTTATCCGAATACCAATATCAGATAAGTTTGAACACAAGCGCAGATTTAAAGCATTTCAGGAGTACATAGATTCAGATTACTTTGATGCTGCCAATAGCAATATATCTAGGGTATGTTTTGAATCATATGATCCCGATGCTTACCTAAATGAATTTGCTGATGTATTTGATACACTTGCTGAGGATGTTGGATATAACGTGGTGGAAAAAACACCCATTTGTGCTCTGACCAATGAGGACCGTATCATTGAACTAATTATGAAGTTTAACCATGGGGAGTTTAATGAGGGTAGAAATAATTGGATATACAGAGTGGCTTGCTGTTTCTGCAATTATGGCATAGCTGAATCCACTGGCAAAGCATATTTAACCAGGTACGAACAAAAAGATTTTACCCTAGCAGAAATATCAACTGCAGTGGCTTCTGCTTACCGAAGGAATGATTGGAATACAAAGTACTTTGAGGATAAGCAAACCGTATTTAAGATTAAGACAAAGCTAAAAGAGGGAGTTTCAAAGGATGATATCAAAAAGCAATTAGATGTTAACGATGGTGTCATTGATGATATCAAAAAAGAGGTGCAGAATGTTGAGGATATCTTTTGGCAAATTGATAAGGATAAGATTAAGATAGTTCCAGTAGACTATGCCAAGTTCCTGCAGAAGCATGGATTTCTAAAGTACTATCCTGAGAAAAGCCAAAAGCCTACATTTGTATACGTCACTGAAAATAAGGTAAATGAAAGCTCAGTAGATAAAATTAAAGATTTTGTACTTAGGTATCTTGAGAGTAAGATGGAAATGGATGTATACAACTTCTGCGCTAAGTCAACATATTTGTTTACTGAAAACCACCTCAATATGCTTGAGAGCATTGATATGAAAATGCTACAAGATACTAAAAATATATCCTATATTCCCTATCAGAATGGAGTTGTAAAGGTGACAAAGAAAGGCATTGAACTACTAAGTTATATTGATATTGATGGATACATTTGGGAGAATCAGATAATCAAAAGAAACTATACCCAAATCGCGATACACGATAACCACTTCAAAGACTTTGTATCTAAGGTATCTAACCAGGAACAAAATAGAATTGATGCCATGGAAACTACCATCGGGTATCTATTGCATACATTCAAGGACAAAACCGACCAAAAAGCAATCATCTTTAATGATCAGGAGATTGATGATAATCCTAATGGGGGAAGTGGTAAGTCATTAATGCTAACTGCTATTGGTAATATCCGCAAGATTATCAAAATAGATGGCAAGGCATTTAACCCCAATAAGTCAGAATTTGTCTATCAGAGGGTAACATTGGATAGTCAGGTACTTGCCTTTGATGATGTAAAGAAACATTTTGATTTTGAGCAATTATTCTCCATTGTATCCGAGGGAATAACAGTCAACAGAAAGAATAAAGATGAGATATTTATACCATTTGAACGCTCACCTAAGATTGTGATAACCACCAACTATGTGATAGCAGGTGCAGGTGGGAGTCATGACCGCAGGAGGCACGAAGTAGAATTTTATCAGTACTTTAACTCCCAGCGTAACCCACAAACTGAATACGGCAAGCTATTGTTTGATGAATGGACCAAAGACGAATGGTGTTTATTTGATAATTACATGATTTCCAACATTCAAAAATTCTTTGCTGAGGGATTACTTAAAGCGAAATCAATTAATGCAGATGCAAAACGCTTCATTCAATCCACTTGTAAGGAATTTTACGACTTCGCTATTGAGGGGAATCTATCAATGACCTGCAGAAACTATAACAAACATACCATCGAAACTTTCCAAAGTGATACCAATGGATTTAAGGACCTAGATTCTAGGATATTCTTGAAATGGGTAGGAGAATGGTGTAGCTATAAAGGGTACATACTGACCAAAAACAAGGATCACATTGGCCGTTATTTTGAAATTGAAACTACTACAGATGAAAAAAGAATACAAAGCACTGATGCATGAGCTAAAACTTAAACGCTATGCACTAACTCACCCGAATTATCCACCTGATTACATTCCAAAAACTATGTACAAAGACCAAACAGCCAATGGGCTAACCAAAGCAATCTGTGATTTTATTAACTACAATGGCTATCAAGCTGAACGCATTAACACAATGGGTACAGCAAGAGAGAAAAAAACAACCGATGGCAGAGTCATTGGTGTAACATGGACCAAAGGCACATCCACTGCAGGAAGTGCTGATATATCTGCTACCATTAAAGGCCGCTCAGTTAAAATAGAAGTAAAGATAGGCAAGGATAGGCAGTCTGATGCTCAAAAGAGGTACCAGGAGAACATTGAGAGAGCAGGAGGTACATATTACATTGCCACTAATTTTGATGATTTCGTAGAATTTTTTAACACATTTGTAAATCAATAACCTTTTTTTGTATATTTGTAGAAATTAAACACAATTAACATGACAGCACCTAAAAAAACACCTCAGGTTGAAGAGGCTAAAACAACACTTAACATCTATCAGAAACTTCACTTGGCTAAGCAGTCAATTAAAGGAGTAGTAAAGAATGCTACTAATCCCCATCTGAAGAGAAACTATGCTGATATCAATTCAATTATTGATACAGTTGAGCCTATCCTATTGGATTGTGGTTTGTTACTACTACAACCTGTAAAAAATGGTAAAGTATTCACTGAGATAATTGACATTGAAAGTGAGGATGTGATAGAATCACACATTGACTTACCACTCATCACAGATGCACAGAAGCTCGGTGGTGCCATTACTTACTTCCGAAGATATACGCTTGTATCTCTCCTTTCCTTACAAGCAATAGATGATGATGGCGAAGCTGCTTCCAAAGCACCAAAGGCAAAGCCTACTTTAGATGGTGACCGATGGGCTAAAGCACTCAAGGCAGTGAATGATGGTAGGTACTCTGCCGAGCAAATCAAAGAGCAATACAACCTAACTAAAGAACAGGAGGCACAGCTATGAAATTCAGAGCATCACAACTAGGCAAGTTAATGACCTCCTCCCGTACTAAGGGGGAGGCATTGAGCCAAACAGCTAAGAGCTATATCATTCAGAAAGCCAAAGAGGACTTTTATGACTACCGTAGTGAAATCAATAACAAGTACATCACTAAAGGACTAGCACAAGAGCAGGATAGCATTGACCTACTTAACCTGGTACGGTTTGAAAGCTATAAGAAACACGAACAGAGGGCAGAGAATGAATGGCTAACAGGTAGCTGTGATATTCTCACTGATGACCTAATCATTGACATTAAGACCTCATGGTCATTGGATACCTTTCCTGCAACTACTTATGAGTTAAAGGACCTAAATGACTATGAGTGGCAAGGGCGTGCTTATATGTGGCTGTATGATATGCCATCTTTTGAGCTGTGCTATGTAATGGTATCTACTGCACCTGAGCTATTGGGTGACTTTGATAACAGCTCACTGCATTACGTTGACCATATTGAGCCATCTAAGCGCATTACATCCATTAGGTTTGAAAGAG